TAGCACCTTGAGCACCAGTTGCGCCTTGAGGACCGATTTCCCCCTGAGGTCCCTGAGTACCAGTTGCCCCCTGAGCGCCAGTATTACCCTGCGGACCAACATCACCCTGCGGACCTTGAGCACCAGTTGCGCCTTGAGCACCCGTTGAACCCTGAGGGCCCGTAGACCCTTGAGCACCCGTGGCTCCTTGCGCTCCAGTAGCACCTTGTGCCCCATTTGAACCTTGTGGCCCCTGCGCTCCCACATCACCCTGTGGACCCTGTGCCCCATTCGAACCCTGAGGACCAGTATCGCCTTGGGGACCTTGGGGGCCAGCACTGCCTTGTGCACCAGTGGCCCCCTGAGGGCCCTGAGGACCCTGAGCACCAACGACACTTGATGGGACGAACTTTGCCCCATCAAATTTCAAAACTTGGTCGGAGGTGGCCCCAGAAGTATCTACTTCAATGCCGTCAATGAATAAAATCGGAACCTTTAGGGTGTCGTCAGTTTTGAGGACATTCGCTGCATCACGATATAGGTTTACGTCACCAGCAGCAGAGCCGTCACCCCAAACGAGCCGTCCACCGCCCTGAACCTGCAATCGTGCATAAGTTTCGCCGTCAAGAAAAATTGTTAGACCATCAGAGCCAGCAGAAGATAACTGCTTAATCGTGATTGGTGTTACAAATTTTTGAGCCATGACCTCGGTCGTCTCTTATGATGGGCCCCTCGGGGCAATACTTACTTAGCCTGTTACTACGATTGTGTAGTCGTTGAGAGCAATTGTTCCCAGAAGTGTAACACTGACGACGTCTGCACTGGTACGAACAATGTCGCCAATAACTGTTGCACCACTAGATACTTCGTAAATCTGAACAATGACATCTGTTGTGCCAAAAAGATGGCTAACTGTTGTCGTTGAGGTGCCGGAGATGCTGGCGGCGCAACCTTGCTTAGCAATGCGAGCAAGAGCGGGGGTAGAAGTCGTTGCTGTGCCAGCAGAAGTTGCAGTACCAAGATTGGTACGAGCACTCGCGGCAGATGAGGCTCCGGTACCACCGTCGGCGACAGCAATATCTGTACCATTCCAAACACCAGTAGTAATTGTTCCAAGGGTTACGATGTCATTGTCGCCGGTATATGTTCCACCAGCAACGGCTGCCAAAGTTGCGTGATATGCCTGTACGTTAGTTCCAATGACTAGACCAAGAGTTGAGCGTTGTGCTTCCGCATCAGCGTCATCAACTAGAGCGCGACCCGCTGCTGTGAAGTCGGCGAGCGCGGCAGTTCCAGAACCAGTGAAGTAGGGGACTTTGTTAGCAGCAGAAGTCAAACCTGCGATTGCAGCAAGGTCAGCGTCATAAGCCTGAACATCTGTACCAATTGCTAAACCAAGGTTAGTACGAGCGTCTCCAGCAGTTGAAGCCCCAGTACCACCATCTGCGATTGCAACGTCCGTGCCGTTCCAGACACCTGTCGCAATTGTTCCGAGTGTGGTAATGGTATTTTGACCAACGTAGGTTGATGCAATATCAATAGCGTCTGAAGAAACAGAGATGCGATTTGCTGTTCCAACAGCATTAATCGTGTTCCCATCCTTGGTGAGACCGTCACCGGCCATAATTGTTCCAGCACCAGAGAACTGAGCGAAAGCGATTGCGTCCGTACCTACGGTAATGGCTCCGTTGCTTGTTACGACCCAGCCGGAGTCGGCGTTGGCGGTACCTTCTTCAACAAACGTGAACGCTCCACCAGATACTTCACCTGTACCATCAAAGTCTGTTGCACGAACAGCAGCGCCAGTAGACTGGACTACATAAATACCGTTTTCAGAAGCGGTGCTTTGGTTCTTTACAAGGACACGGTCGCCAGTGGCAAGCGTTACTCCGTCAATTGCATCGCCATTTTCTAGACCAGAAGCGAGAAGCACGGCAACGGTAGTTGCTGCACGAACCGACTGCTTAACATCCAGGCCTGAACGAGCAGCATCAACGTAGCCCTTGGTAGCCGCATGAGCATCATCCGTAGGAGTGGCAACCTTTAAATTGCCGTTTGCATCACGTTTTGCCAACTTGGAAGCAGTGGCCGAATCGGTGGCGTCTGTAAGCATTTGCCACATCGCCGCAGGTAGCAGGCCAGCACTATCAGTATCAGCAACATTCAGGGTGAGGGTTACAGTGCCGTTGGACTCAGAAACTGTAAGGGCCTCGGCAATTCCTGCGCCGCCACCAGAAGTAATGCTATGTACTGTCTTTCGCCATGCGCTGTTGGCATACACCATAAGGCTGTATGTCGCAGTATTGAAGTACATCCGGCCTTCAAAGTTGCCACTACTTGGGTCGGTAGCCAATGCCTCGAATTTTGCGTTAATCAGTTGATTCTGATTGAGGTCAATATTTGTTAGAAACTTCTGAGCCATGGTGTTTCCTTAGGTTAGGTAAGCGAATCCCGAAAATGCAGCACTAAATAAAATTTGCACTTGAGTGCTAGATAAATATTGTATCTCACCGTAGACAACTGTGTTGCTAGAATCCACAACCATTACACTAGGATTGCCCCCTAGGGTATGAGTAATGGTCCATGTAGAGGACACCGAACCCTGTGTGTGTACATGTCGCCTAGTTGGTCCAGAGGCAATAGACCCGGTGGTTACGGTGACGTTATTGACCGTTGTTTGTACAGTAACTAGATTCTGGTCTTCTTGATTTACGGTGACAGTATTCGGAGTATCCTGCTGAATATTGACCGTATTAGGGATGCCAGTCATCGGGTAACCTCAGGGAGAAGTGTAAAGGCACCTTTTAGGAGTTTTGAGACTTGACTTGCTGAATTAATTATTTCCAGGTCGTATACGCCGCTTGTTTCAAGTGCTGCGGTCTGTCCTGCCGTCATATTGATGGTTAGTTGTCCACTTGGGGAGTAGGCTGTTCCCGTTCCGCTGCCCACTCCAGTGGCTACAAATGATGTTCCTGCCGTGTTATTGGCAGCGCCAACTGCCGTAAATGAAGTATTGCCTGCAGTCAGAATGACATATCTTGTTCCTACAACGAAAGAACCAGCGTTGACCGTTGCTGAAGCGGTATATACGATGCCGCTATTCGCTGTCGTGAGTTCAATCATAACGTCTTCGAGTATCGTCCGCCGTATCTGCATTCTGCCGGTAAAACCAGTAAAGTCATACGCAAGCATTGTACTAGCGTCATTGGGGTCGGGGTATTCCACCGTAATGATGCGACTGAACGTCGAGCCCTGCTCGCAAGTTATGTTATATATTCCTGCAAGCATGGGTCACTCTCCTCTAATACTTGTAACATTGTAGTTGAGGGATGTATGTGCTGGTAGGAGTATCAGAGGATAGAGCCAGAATCCTTGTTGGAACCGACTTTTTTGAGTCCAAGTGATGCGGCAACAATAAGTCCTGCGGCAACGACGCCAGTCTTAAGACTGTCCGTGTTGGTCAGACCTTCAAAGTCTGCGCCAGCATTGACCCAGGCACCCAAGTATGAGGCCAAGAATGCGGTAACGGCACGTTCTGCGGTATCTTTAATAAATTTGATTGACATAAATACCTCCATACATCAATTCTACTACATCATGCTGAGTCCGGCATCCATATAGAGCCGAATAAGTGGGTCACGAATGGTCGCAATAGCAGTATTGACGAACGCCTCCGTGGCAATGCTGACATAGGCCGTGCCATTATAAATTTGAAAAGTATTAGTACTAGTCAGATAGACTGCCCGTCCATGGAACAATGGGACAGTATCGGTGGTGGTGCCGAGCGCAGTATCTCTAGCGCTTGAATCCGCAAATACCAGGACTCCCTGCATGAGAAAATTATCAAGGTCGCCTTCAGATAGGACTGCCCCAGTTTGAAAATTTTTATATCCCGGCATAATTATCCCAACTCTCCTGTACCAATAATACTCGAATCAATAGTGAATACGGTGAAGTTATCCACCGCCACATTAGTAATACTGAAGCCCATAGGAACAATTGGGGCAATGGCATTAAGAATAAGTTCAGATGAAGTGATTCCATCATAAATTCCCAAAGTCTCATCTCTTAATGTAGAAATAACAATCCCAAAAGGACGACTGTAATTAATTCTTACAGTTTTAGTACCAATTAAGTAACGTTTTACCGTTTCCTCAAGAGATTGTAGCGAACCCGCCTTGTAGCCATAGTACTTATTCTGTATTTGCCATAATTTGAATTCTTCTTGGTCATCCCATGCAAAAGGTTTTCTAGTTGCGGAGAATGCAAGAGACGAGGTATTCACTACTCCGGAAGAATTCAGGGTAAACATAGTTTCGGCATTAACAGTGCCCCCTGATACGTATGCCCGAAAACCCGCAGATAGGGCCAAAGTTGCAGCCATATTTTCGGCACGCGCTGGAGTGGCTCCGACCTTGTAGAGGCCATTCTCGCTAGCGGTTGTTTGATTTTTTACCAAAACATAATCACCAGTGGCAAGCGTAATACCATCAATCACTTGACCACCAACGAGTGCTGTTGATGTGGTTATGTTGCTAGTGGTGGCGGCCACAGCAGATACTTGCTTTACTGCGAATGCTATAGAGTCATCCCCTATCACTGGCCATGTTGCTCCAGAAGGTGACCACATTGTCATCTTATTGACGGTTCCTTGCCTAACAAAAATCAGTTCTGGAGATGTTGTGCTCAAGGCTTTTTTGGCCGTACCTACGGAGTCGGTCACTGTAGCGACGACAGTAGAAGCAACCGTAAATGTGTTGGTTGTTACTGAATCTATAATGAACTGTCCGTTATACCCACTGGGGGCAAGTCCTGCGATAACAACAGGCTGACTAATGTTCAATCCGTGCGAAGTGGCGGTATATGTAACATACCCAGGAGATGGTGTTGCTGGCGAAACTGCCGTAATACTTGCAGATGATGCAGCCATACCGGACCACCGTGCTGGGGAGTCGCCAACAATATATATCCCGTTTGCACTAGCAGTTGATTGATTTTTTACTAGTACTCGGTCTCCCGTTGAAAGTGTAACCCCATCAATAGAACCCCCATTATTGAGTGCCGTTGATATGGTTATGCTTCCAGTAGTAGCACACCGCACTTTCATCGTTGAGTCGTAGTCGGCTGCCTTATTTGAATAAACCGACGCATATGGTTTTGCTTGCCCAATAATTTGTGTTAGCCAGTCATAATATTCTGGCAATGCGATATCTGGGTCAACCAAATAACTCTTATTGGCATCATCATTAACTGCCACAAATCCTGGACGCAGATTTGGGTCTACTCGGTCAATCGACGCATATCTATCCACTACGCTCTCAATACTACTTGTGAGTGAATGCAGCAAGCGTGCTATCGGGTACTTCGGGGATGAGGCCTGGTCGATATCAATCAAAACTTGAGGCAATGTACTCATTCCAAATCTTGTTGAATAAGAAGCAAATATTCTATTCATATCTACTATTTTTGGAATAGTTAGGTATACCTTATTTCTGTTATGTCCGGAAATTCTAAAGGATATATCGCACAAAAGGTCTTCACCTGAATATTCGCGAAATGGCAATGATTGCTCAGATAAAATTGGGTCTGCTTTTTCGGCATATGCCGTATTTGGGAAAACATGGCCCTTCATATTGCTATTAACGGTAAAAAACTCACTAGTAGCATATTGGACAGTAGTCGGAGTCGATTCAAAATCAAGCAATGAGGTGTTATATATGTTTATGCTTTCTCCACGAGTAAAATCATTCCCCCCAATATATTTGACAAAAGTTCCATTACCAAAAACTTCTGATATAAGTGACGTCTTTTTTCTGAATACAGATATCTCTCCAGTTTTTGCAGGGCTCTGAATAAATGCGGTAAGTTTAGTTTGGACAGAACTAGAACTATTACGCAAGGAATTAAGCGTTGACTTAACAGACAGTGTAGAACTAACAGTAATCTCACTATCTGACTTGAATAGTGCGTGACCTATTAAGTTGTATGAATTAAAATTAGTAAAAACTACACCAGGTATAGGGATGTCATTTATTGAAATTGTAATATCATTCGAATTATCTGACTGTAATTCAAACGTATAAAAATATGGATACTCACGATTTTCTAGGCTTATCGCAAAAGTCGATGTATTAGTCGTCGTCCACCCAGTCATTGCAGTGGTGAATTCAGTATATGCGCGAGTAACTCCGCTATCAGAAATAGCGTACAGACTTTGGTCGTTCGATAGGAAACTTTCTACGTAAGGCATTACGACGGCTCTGTAGAAAGTGTTACGTTAATGGCAGTTGTTGGAACGTCAGGTAAAACGCCACGGTTAAGAAAATTCAATGTAGTACTGGCCGAAGTTTCGTGAAAATGTTCCCTCAGAGAACTTGCGGCAACAGTAGTGGTGTAGTCGGTATCTATTGTGAACGTTGTTTCGTTTACTTTAGATTTAACCGCTATTGAATCGTTGGTGTAAGCAGCCCCCGAAACGTCGGCAAGCCTTATCCTTTGTCCAATTTCTAGTTTTGCTACATCCGCCGACAAGGCGGTAATTTTGACGTCATTAACTCCACTCCCAGTATTCACCGTAGCGCCACTTCCAGCCACCACCGTATAGGACAATGCTGTAGGTGGGGTGAATTGCACCGAGGTGACATATCTCAATCCTGGAACCGTAGAAAGCAATCTTGAAATAATTGTTGATTCTCTAATTTTTGGCGAAGCGACGCTCAATTCTTCATATGGGAAAGATTGTGGGGACAAAAATGAAGAGATGGATACTTTAATTAATTCTTCAGCATAAGCAAAATCATAGTTAGAGTCAATTGCAGCACTTACAATGACGCCGCCACTTGTCGCAAGTTGCGCAGTTTTGAAGTTATATGCACCTACCTCTAGCCCTGCCATTACTCTTTCTACGGCGAATAATTGTATTTCAGTTAACTGTTCTGTCAACAACGGTCCGGTATATCCGTATACAAAGATTGAGACAAAACCCTTATAATTTGCAGATACTAAATTTTTGTCTGTATTGGGGGTAAATGTAAGAACGCCCCTATCTGGAGGATTTGTGGTACTGGTAATTCCAGCATTCATCAGGTCGTAAACCTTGCAGCGTGAAACGTATGGGAAGTTTACTAAAATCGCTGCCTCTAATTGTTTTGCAGTAACAAAAGTAGTCGAGATTGATTCAAGAAACGTTTTTGCCGAATCAAGATACTCTTGGTCGGTCAGTGGATTAGTTCCATTTTGAAATGTTGCGAAAGTAACAGTATTAATGTTTGTGTCAATTGATAGTGGCATGAGCGTACTCTCGCCAACTGTCGGTACTGGCATTTCCCCGAACTGACCGCTCACTAAATTAATGGTTCCAGTTGGAGGGGATGAATCCGTAATAACGACATCATCGGAAGTAACGAATAAATAATCTGTCTCATATCCCGCAGTTGTGTTGGTATATCTGTATCTAAATTCTGTTCCAGAAGGTATGATTTCTCCAGTTGTACCATAGAGAACTATGGTCGCAGTTGCCGTTGCTCTCGTACCAACAGGACGCTCGTAGCCCATCAAAGATACGATGCCTTGCATGATTCCATTAGGGACTCTATTGATTGAGTTTGTAGCAGTAGCAGCCAAAAAGGCAGAACTTTGGAATAGGGCATCTTCTAACGTTCCGCGCCTTAGATTAAAATCAGGCATGACAGCACGAGCAACTTCAATCATTTCTCGATATAAAGTACCGGCGTCTTTGTCGTGCACGGTCAGGTTGATGTATTCAGAAAAATCTGCTGGCATTTCATCGCCTCGTAAAAGTAAAAGTAATAGAATGATTATCTTCGGATTCGGAAATATCGATACCTAAAATTCTGATTTCTGGGACATAGCGTGATGCCAGAATTAGAAACTTACCCCTATCGCTAACGTTAAAAGTTGGGTCATATACGCCGAATTCGGGGAAAATTGGCTGAACGCCAGGTTCGGTACGAGCAGATATGGACAAAATTTGCTTATAGTAATCGTCCGTATCGTCAATTACGTGTTTGAGGCCATTAATGTCATACTCAATTGGTATTTTAATTGTGTCCATGGGCGCTCCTAGTCCACATTAATCTTACACTGCGAGCACCATCGTGGGGCTTATTTAATGTCGGGCGTAGTGGTTTTCTCTGACATTTCACGCATTGTGCCAATCGTTGCCTCAAGGACAGCAATTCGCTGTGCCTGTGCTGCAATCTGGTTTGTTAAAGATTCGATAATCTTATTGACATCAATCTGCACGTCATCCATAGGGCTAGATTAGCACCTAGTGTTCATGCGCTGGCACTAGGGCGTGTAATTCTGTCGCAATGTTCAGATGGTGGACATTTTGCGAAAAAGAAAACAAATTCCACGTACCGACATCTCGACCGTACCGCAAACTTGGATGACGGCCATGCAGTGCGCCATCAACGATGGCTCTAAAATCAGGATTACCCTTGAGTGTTAACCAGAGTTTTTCCTCAGCCAGGTATGTGGCACTATTCCAGAATTCAGTATCAAAACCTGGATTTTTGAGATAATGCATGGAAATCATCGCCTCTATCTCGTTGATGTCTTCTGAGTAAATTGCATTACATGCGTCGGGCGTTGCTCCTTTTATTCCTGACCACATGTCGTAGGATAGGGAATTGATTCCTAGGGCCGTCGTTGTAGATGTGGCTTCCATGGGGTCTACAAAAAAGGATTTATTGCCATTAAAAGCAACGCGCTCAGTAAAATTAATTTTCTTTTTGTAATTTGCAAAAGAAATAGATGGAGTGGCGTATGGCTCTAGATTATGTTTCTCAACAACTTCACGCAAACCATTTTGAATATCAGAAATATTAGTTATGTTAGAATTATGCACATAGCCAAAACTGCATCTTTTTTGGAGCGGAATAACGAACATCCATCCATGTGGCATGGCTATTGCTTTTGTATAATCAAAACGCGGAGAATCCCACGAACAGTGAGCCACTAGACACGCATTGGTGATTGTATATTCCATTAGTTCATATGAGTCGTCAATTTCTGGACGTCCTGAACAGTCCATAATGAAATCTGAATCAATATTTTCTAGAGACGCATTGCCCTCTATTGTTCGTACCGAGGAGCAATCGGATAGGTGCTCAAAAAGAAACTTCTGAAGTGCTTCGGCGGAGAAATGTACACCCGTAAGACCGAGTGCAAAATTATGCATATAGTCACCGGAGCCAGACCAGCCAATTTTATTAATTCCTCGCTTCATTGTTCCGCCAACGGCCAGGAGGTCCTCGTAGGAAAAAACAATACTGTCATGTAGGCGGTTTGGGAACATCGCCGTCGTCCCCTCGCCAACGCCAGAAGGTGGGGTTTCTGGGTCGTAGTGCCATTCAATTTCCCAATCCGTCCAGTGTAGGAAATCCGCAACAGATATACAGCCGACGGTACCGCGACCAATAATAGCCAACTTTTTAGTAGTCATTATTGCTAACCAGCACTCCAAGGATTAACGAGTTCGACGCCCAGAGAAGGTACGAATGCTACATTTTCCAAATCTGGCAGTGAGGGTAAATCTCGCAACCACAATCTATACGTGCGCCACTGTTCTTTTTGTTCTGGTGTTAATGGACTATCGGGCATTTGTGTCCAGTCGCTAGCAATCAAGCGGGCCTGGCGCCACCATCTTAGGAACGACGCGCGACGCTCTTCCGTCCACACAAAATCATTTTCGGCATCATTTTCCATATCTTCACTAGACGTATACCATGATGCGGGTGGGTCAAAGTCACTGAATGCCATAAAATCAACTTATCACGTTTTGATGATATACATCAGGACGAGATACGGCTGCATATTATTGTGTGCTGAAGACGAGCCGGTTGAGCCCGACGTTCCGGTAAATGCATCAAGGTCCACAGAGTGTGTATGTGATGATTCATTGCCGGTATTGACCGTAGCGTCCGTGACGGTGCCACTCATTGTGTGGCTATGGCCGGACCCAGAACTGTGAACACGAGCATACTGCGCGGCATCAAATCTCGTTGTATTAGCGGGGTTGAAGTCCCAGTTACTACCACCCCCGCCGATACGTTTTGTGTAGTAGTTGCTTGTTTGAGCGTTGGTGTCATTATTGACTTCATCATGGAAGTGCGCACCACCGCTGGAAGCACTGATGCTATGTCCGTGTCCGTGGTTGGCACTATGGACGTGCGAAGACCCGGTGCCGCTAGTCTTTGCCGCATGGTCATGGTTGATTGTGTGCGTATGCTCCCGTAATTCCGCT